AGCTGAGGAAACTGCTGCTAAAATCGCAATGAAGCAAGCCGAGCAAAAAGCAGCCGAAGTGGCTGTACAAAAGGACCTTGAAGACCAAGCAACTGCAAATGCAGAAGCTAAGGCTCAACAAGAAGAAGAAGTTAAAGCTGCTATCGTATCTGGTGTAGAATCAGGTGCAGAGCGTTTAATTGAAGATATTCGCAAAGAGATGGAGTCTGATAAAGAGACTACTGCTGCGACTATCGAGAAGTATAGAAAAGATCTTGAAGAGAAGCAAGTCGAACTCACAGCTATGCAAAACAGCAAAAGGACTTTCTCTGATCGTTCTGCTGTTGGCGACATATCTAAGTGGGGCGGAGAATTCATGAAGGCTCACTTGTTGGGTGTTATGACTCGAAAAGGTATGAATACTGAGTTTGGTATTGATCTTCAAGAAAAAGCAGGTATTGATTATACCACTTCAGCCGCTGACATCGACCAGGAAGTTTCTAACCTCATTGAGAAAGAAATTCAAAATGAGCTGAAAGTAGCGAAGTTATTCCGTGAAATCCCTGTAAATGGCGCAGCTACTGTGTTACCTGTCCAGCCTGATGTTAACGCTGCTGCATGGGCAATTTCCGCTACTGCTGGTAACTTGACAGCTGGAGCAGCTGCTAACACTTTCCGGCCTAAGCAAGTAATCCTGAACGCTTATCGATTGATTTCAACCTCGTTCATGGACAACGATGTAGACGAACAAGTTCTTATTAACTTGATGCCTATGATTGTTGAATCAGTAGCTCGTGCTCACGCTAAAGCTGTTGAATCTGCTGTTCTTAATGGCGGGGGTTCAGTTGTTGGTCTTGATGGCGTTGCAGCCACTCACGGCGCAACTCTTGACATCTCTGACGCTGCTAAGTTGACTGCTGATATCTTGCTTGATATGCGTCAAGGAATGGGCAAATATGGTTTGAACCCGTCTGAATTGGCATACATTGTAAGCCAGAATAGCTACTACGACCTGTTAGACGACGCCAAGTTCCAGACTATTGATGAAGTAGGATCTGACCTGGCAGTACGAGTAGTTGGTACAGTTGGAGCCGTTTATGGCACTCCAGTAATTGTATCGGATCAGTTTGCAGCAGAAGCCGCAGGCATTCCCGCTGCTTTCGCATGCTACACTCGTAACTATGTAATACCGCGTCTTCGTGGTGTAACTGTTGAGCAGGATTATGAAGTAATGAACCAGCGCAATGTAATTGTTGCTAGTCAATCTCTCGGTTTCGAAGAGATTGTCGCAGGTGCTAGTGGAGACCAGCCTTCGGTGAAGCTCGACTTTATTGCTTAATACTCAGACTTAGAAAGTATAGAAATGAGGGGGAGTTTATCTCCCCCAAGTTTTTACTAGTAGACTTATAAAATATGGCTAACTTAATAACATTACAGGATTATAAGACGGCTCAGGGAATCACCCAACCTAAGGATGATGCTCGATTGAACGTATTGATTCCGTCTGTAAGTCAACTAATAAAAACTTATTGTGGTAATAGCCTTGTAGACTATTACTCTTCTAATAAAACAGAAACTTTTGATATTAACTGGTCCACTCATATAGTCCAGTTAACTGAAACTCCTGTTAATGCAATAGTAAGTGTACAAGAACGAGCTAACTATAGTTCTGCGTATACTACTCTTACAACAGGCGCGTATGAATACTCATTAGACTCAAATACCGATAGTATTTTACGCACAAATTCAACAGGTTACCAAAACTGGCCTCAAGGAATTGGGACAGCAAAAATAGTTTATACAGCAGGTTATAGTGTGGTACCAGCGGACCTCAAGCTAGCAGTACTTGACTTAGTTACTTACTATCTAAAAGATGAGCACAAGCTAAGACAATCTATAGCAGGTGCTAGTTTACAAAATCAGGGCAGTTCTACACAACAAAACAATGTTGGCTTTCCTGACCATATCAAGCGAGTCTTAGACTTGTATAAGAACTTTTAAATGTCGGGTCAAAAAGTACTAAATGAAGTAGTAGCGTTGCTTCAAAGGCAAAAAGGCAAAACAGGTAAGGTAGCGAGAAAAGACCTACAGAGGGTACACGGACAGATATTAGTTATAAGCCCTAGACGTTTTAAAAGAATATTAAAAGGTTTAGCTGAGGGTATAAGTAATGATCAAGTAGACCTAGTCTGGACCGCGTGGGACACATACTTAAAAACTCAGACTAAGAATATAAAAGAAGATAGACTTAAGCAACTACAAAGAGCGGCGACTAACCTGCGAAAGGGTACAAATGTTACTAATGGGCTTAAAGGGGACGAAGTACTTTATCTTATAGCTAGTTTTAAGACTATTCAAGAAGCAAAAGGTCCTAATGGTACATTAGGCAAAAAATTAAAAGTGATATACCCTGAAGTTACTGATGCTACAGTTAAAGCAATGGGTAAGGCTGGACAACTAGGGCATGAAGAGCAAGGAAGAGGTACCGCTTCTTCTACTATGACGGTGTCAAAAGCAGAAGCATTAATACAAAAAAGCTCTGCATCGGAAGCCTCTAAAACAACAATGATGACAGCCGTTTTAGAATATCAAGATAATATTACCGTTACACTTGATCATAACGTAGTTATTACAGGAGATAAAATTAATATTGATTATATCCCCATAGTAACTTATCAAGACTATAAAGATAATAAAGAGATGGGACAGCTCGAAAAAGATTGGGCAAAAGCTTTTGAAGAACGTTTTACACAGCCCGGAGATGATTTTGCACAAATGGACGGGTCTACTCCCTTAATAACAGCAGTTGGGATGGTTACACTTGATGCAATAGTTCCTAAAAAAAGAAAAGGCATTATAGTAAAAGGGACAAAAGCAGCAAAAATAAGAGAGAGAAGTAAGGGTCAAAAGACCTTGAAGCAAAAACAAAAAAGAAAAGAAAATATAATAAGAGACACGGGCTTAAGCAGCTCTTTAAAAAGAAAAAACACACAGCGTAGTGTAAGCCCCTTCTCTTACATGGCAATGATAAACAAGAAACTGCCCCAAGCTGTTAGAGAGAATATGGGAGCACCAGCTCTTGAAAATCGCTCAGGGAAATTCGCAAGTAGTGTTAGAATACGAGATGTAAATACAACACCTCAAGGACACCCAAGTTTTGGTTACACTTACGCTAAGAACCCCTATCAAGTATTTGAAGTCGGTACAGGAAGTGCTCCTTGGGCAACCCCTCAAAGAGACCCAAGAAAACTAATCGACAAGTCGATACGTGAAGTAGCCGCTGAATTAGCAATAGGAAGATTTTACACTAGGAGATTGTAGTGCCTAACGATAGAAGTTATACATCTCGTAGAGCAGGGATAACTACCGCATTAGCGGATGTTATAAGTAGGATAGACGGCAGAGGCTTATATTATCAAGCCATTGCAGAAACCAGCCCTAGACTAAAATTCTGGGACGAAGTTGAGGAGTTTCCAGCAGTTCATTTAAATGCAGGGTCTGAAACAAGAGCGTATCAAACTGGTGGGTACAAAGATAGGTTTTTAAATGTGACAGTACGTTGCTATGTAAACCAAGAGGACTCAGTAGGTGCATTAGACGAGCTATTGGAAGATGTAGAAACAGTCCTTGAAGAAAACAGTAAGTTACTCTATTACGATAGAAATGGTTTAGAGCAACATACTCATCTAATTACTATTCTCAGTATTGATACTGATGAAGGTGTACTAGACCCTCTTGGAGTCGGAGAGATTCTGATAGAGGTTCGTTACTAAGAAAATACTGACACGAACAAACGTTCACGATTTAGTCTTTTCAAGATCATAGGGAGATAAACTATGGCACAACAATTATATTTCAGCCGTGATACTCGGATGTTTGTACAGTTTAGAAATACGACTGATAACACTGAAGCAGCGGCAGATTTAGGAAAAGGAGCTTTGTGGGAGATTCCTGTATTGGACGGATACAGCTTTTCACAAACAACAAATACGTCAGAGATTGCTCTGTCAGAAATGGAAAGCAGCGCAGGTGTTAGTAGACGAGGTCGTCGTATGTTCACTGACTCTCTTGCACCGGCAGAATGGTCGTTCAGCACATATGCACGTCCTTTCAAGTCTTTAGCAGGTGGCGCAGCTACAGGCACTAAAGCAGCTGATACAGCCGCTGAGGTCCACGCGGTAGAAGAGGTTTTATGGGCTTCTATGTTTGGCGCAGATAAGTACAATGGAAACAATTTTGTACGAAATGTACAGCCTATTGGAGGAGCAGATGCTGCTGTTCTAACTGCAGGTGTCCAAGCCGTCGGTAGTGTTCTTAGTATTGCTGAGTCTAACAGATCAGCTATGCACTCATTTACTTTATGGTTTTTGATTGATACAGCAACAGCTAATCCTTTGTTGTATAGAATGCCAGAAGCTGTTGTTAACGAAGCAAGTGTTGACTTTGACGTTGACGGTATTGCAACTATTAACTGGTCTGGTTTTGCGAAAGAGGTTCAAGATAACTCAGCTAAGGTAGCAATATCTACCACCGCTACACCTGCCACTAATACTGGTAGAATAGATGGTACTGCCATGGTTATAGGTGACATGGTAGTTAATACAGGTAACACACGT